AAATAAAATCTGGACGTTTTTCTGGTGAGCTGGGGAGCCTGAAGTGCAAGCACAGTCCATGCAGCATCTGCGACGGGAACGACGCAGGTAAAAAATACATAAATTCCGTAATTATAAGGGGCACTCGCTGGATTCGCTGGGCTCGGGGTACCAGTTCGGGCAGGAACATATTTCAGTTTTCGATTTATTTTGTATGTAATATCGAAGAATTTTTCTGGATTCTCAAATGAAGTAGTAATACATTGTGAGGATAATAATTTGAATCGGGACGATTGGTAAGATCTTAACGCACACTCTGGTCCGAAGAATCTCAATTGAGAGGTCAAGAATCCTGGGGGTGAATTTGCAAAAGGCTCACAAATTGCAGTGTCACCAACTGTGGCTAAAGGAAGCGGGTTCACTTGAGCCTGGCCAGTCGCTGACATCTTGCTCGGTCTCATATCCTGGACCAAGTGGATCCAGATCCGAGTCTTACACATATTACGCATTAATTGTGCAGTGGCAGGATTCATTGTGGAGAGATCCGTAGGCGATAAATCGGATTTTGGGCGAATTCCAAGGACGAGTCCCTTAATTCTTACGCTTTTCGCATATATTTCATCTGAACTTCGGCGTTCATTCTCTGCTTCGTGATCTCCAGGGTCATAATCGCCATCGGCTTTTGCACCCTGAACGTGTAACATTTCGTTAAATGAATTTTGAGAGTTGAGTAACGTAGTTCCGTTCCAACTAATTGTTTCAACTGTTAAACTTGCTTCGTCATGGTGACCTTTGGCCCCAATTTCCAAGGCAGCGACCCGCTTACGCAAGGTCATTTTTTTACCAGTTTTGCCGAGTTTAGAATATGTTACATTCTTAACACGGTTGTATCTTTGTTTTATTTGGCGACGACGACGGTGCACCGGGCGTCCACGACGACGACGCACTGCAGACATCAAGCGTTTGGACGAGGCTGACCAACGGCGATGAACTCTGATAGGCATTATAATAATACATAATATTATAATTTGAACCTAAAAAAAGGCACTACGAGCCTAAAAAAAGGCACCATGAGCCTAAAAAAAGGCACTATGAGCCTAAAAAAAGGCACTTAAAAAAGAGCACTTTTCCTAAACTATTTAAATTTATATTTAGAAATATAAATGTTAGGTTTATTTATAACATGTCCAAAAAAAAGAGAGCAATTGACAATGCTTTGGCTATGTATGACATCACTATTCCTGTGGATAAATATAGTGTGGAGGGTCTGCAAACGCTGCTACGAAGGGTTGCTAAGCGGTGGGTCTTTCAAACTGAAAACGGGTTCAAAGAAAACTATGAACATTATCAGGTTAGATTATCACTCAAAAAAAATAAAAGATTTTCTGCCGTTAAAAAAGAAATTAAAAACGGACGTGGCTTCATCTGCGGTCACATAACTCCCACGAGCAATACAGAATTCTACAAGGGGTCCTTCTTTTATGTCATGAAAGAAGAGACACGGATTGCTGGACCGTGGAAGGACACTGATCAGATAAAGGTGCTCACTAAACAATTAATTTGGTTCATGGAACAGCCGAGGCGACCGTTCATGAATGATATTATCAATGCCGCTACAAAATTTGATATGCGAAAAATTAATTTAATATGGGACACGACAGGTTGCTGCGGCAAGTCGCTGTTAAGTGAGTATATGGAATATATGGGTCTATCCGAAGAAATTCCTCCGTTCAGACTTATGGACGACATATTCCAATGGGTGTGCAGCCGTGGTATTAAAAACGGCTTCAAAAAAGCATACATCGTTGACATGCCCCGAGGTATGAAAAAAGATAAACTTGGGGATTTTTACAGTGGCATAGAATGCGTAAAAAACGGAGTAGCATACGATAAACGGAACTACGGGAAAAAAGAAAGATTTGACAGACCAAGGATATTTGTGTTCACAAATACACTACCCTCCTTCTCATTGATGAGCGTGGACAGGTGGGTAGTGTGGAAAATAAAGTCTGATTTCACATGTGAAACCATCCAATAAAACAGATTTTTTTATGATTTTTAGTACTAAAAATCATAAAAAAATGGATTAGAAAGGCGGTCGGCAAGCGACACTGTAACAGTGGTTCTAATCCTGGGAGCCTATATATATATATATATTATAAAAGTCGACACAGTCGACACATTATTGCCATTTGCTTCCGCAAATGACCGTGGTCGGTAACATGGTAAATGGTCCCTCTGGGACCACGAACCCCGCCATCGTTAGACCACCATTATTTCAAGTAATTGAAATGAGATTATAGAAAAAAGTGTGTTGATGAGCGATTTTAACTCGTATCCGTGAAATAAAATCTGGACGTTTTTCTGGTGAGCTGGGGAGCCTGAAGTGCAAG